TGATCGTGCTGCTCGTAATGGCCAGCGACTGCAGCGAAGACGTGGCCACCAGCGCGGTGCCAAACTGGTTGACAGCCACCACGCGAAACGCATTGCCGGTCAGCGTGGGCAGCTTGTCAAAGCCCGTCATGATCAGATCGAGCTCGTTGCGCATGGCCGCCGAGGAGCCTGGCGCATTCGGCGTTGGGAAGCCGGTTCTTGTATAGTACGGATTGCTCATCGGAGTCCTCGGCGAAGTGAGTAGTGAAGCAGAATGCTGTTGACGGTAAAGGGCCTGAACAGGTCGGATGTTGCCGAGATGCTGATCGCAATGTTCTCAGCAGTACCCTCGACCTCAACTTCAGACGGGCTGAGCTCGTTACCATCGAAGACGAAATTATCCCACTGCATGCCGTCCCAGAAGCTGCCCCGCAGGTCAGCTTCGTATGCAGTGTTGCCTGGCTGCGCCACATCAGCCGAGCGGTAGCCCAAGTCGTATGCGACTTGGATCTCCGCATACGAGTCGCCAGTCAGCTCAATACTGGCCTTGCGGTAGCGCTTGCGGATGCGTGGCGACTTGATTGAGTTAAAGACCAAGCTCAGGTTGGCGGAGATCGGTGCGCCGTCAAACGAGGTGCCAGCGTCGAGCCGGTACACAAAGCCGTTGGTCGAACCAAAGAATGCAGTCGACGAGCCGTCTGGGGTCTCGCCCTCAAACGCGCAGGTCACCGGGTTATCAAACTGCACAGGCATGGCGCCCAGCATTTGGCCGTTGGCGATCGTGATATAGACCGCAGCACCGTCGCTGAAGAACACGCGGTACTGGGCCTTCTCGCGATTCAAGAGGCTTGCAGTGGCCAGGTTGCGGCGAAACTGAATGTAGGGGCGGATGTTGAGCGTGAGCGAGGCGGTGTCGAAGTTGCCGAAGTTCTGCGCAGCAGACATCGACAGCACACCGCGGTCGTCGAGCACATAGGCCGCGTCCATCATCTGAGCGGTGTAGGCAATCGCTCCGGTACCGCTACTGAGGGTCACCAGCTGAAAGTCCGAAGAGCTGGTGCCGTACAGGATGTTGGTGTCGTTGCGGGTAAACACGCCCAGCGCACCAGACGACTGGTCGCCAGGCAGCAGCAGCAGGTTGGTGATGATGTCGTTCATCGCCAGCTCGCCGGCGCCCAAGAGCGGGGTCCACTGGTAGGGCTCGGCAATCGCTGAGAACTGCAGCGAAGAGCCAAAGCTCAAGAACAGGTGTTGCTTGTGGACCGCCACATGGTTGGGCTTGTCGAGCACCATGCCGGTGTTGATCGGCACGAACACCTCGCCGTCGAACTCAAACCCACGGTTGACGCCGTCGCAGCCGTAGACCTTGGTGTTGCCGGGGCCGCCACCGAAGTTGCCCACCACCATCTCAAAGCGGCCATTGGGCAGCATGGTGATGGCGGTTTGTGCAGCCACCACCGAAGCGTACTTCTGGTTGCTCACACGGATCTGCTCACCCACCGTGAATGTGCCGGTGACTGTGGCAAAGATCAGGCGGCCTTGGGCATTGTTGTTGCCCCAGCTGCCCGACTCGAGCACCACGCGCTTGACCACACCGGTAGCGCCGCTGTTTTGGCCCGTGACGGTGTCGCCATCAAAAATCTCTTTCTCGCCTTGATTGAACTTCAGCTCGACGCCCAGTGGCACCAAGGTCCAGCCGTTGGACGACGACTCGTACAGCTCGGCCTTGACGTTGGCCGCATCGTTGCGCCAGGCGTAGACGTTGCCTTGGTAGTACACCACCCCGCGCACAGGGCCTTCGCCCGGCACAACGGTGATGTCAGCGCGGCGCACGTCGGCCGCCTGTGCCTTGTACTCGGCGTCGGTCAAGCCATCAGCGGCCACGCCGGCCACTTCAACGATGGCACCCACTGGGGTTGCGCCGTCGAGCAAGACTTCGCCGGAAGCGAAGAAGCCGACTTCTTTGGTGACCACCACGTTGTCGCCGTCGATGTCCATCACGATTGCAGTCGCGCCGCTGGTCTGGCCCGTGAGGGTGTCGCCCACAGCCACTGCCTGCACGAGCTGGCAGGTCAGGATGGTGTAGGTGGCCTCAGAGGGATTGGGTCGACCGTCAAAGCGCTCGTACCCTTGAATGCGGGTGTAGCCGCCATTGACCGAGGCCTCGAAGTTGGCAGCGCGTCGCGCAACGCCAGGTTTGAGCGCCAGTGTCGGAGTCACTTGGTCCAGACCGCCACCCAACGAGATCAGGTCATATTGCACGCGGGGGAGCTGCATCTGTTGCATGTTTGCCCCTTACGCCAAAGGATCGCCCAAAGTCACACGGGGCAGCTGCTCACGGTCGAGCTGGTTCATCAGCGCCTTGTACATGCGCTCACCGCGGTTGATGACCTCGCTCGCTGCCTCGTAATAGCCGTAGTACTGCATGGCCTTGTACACGATCATCATGTGCAAGTGCTCGGGCATGTCGGGCGTGTCGTTGTCGTCGGTGAACGAGCGCGGGATGCGCTGGTACTCACCCACCACGGTGTAGTTGTTGTCAGGTATGGAGCCGAACAGCAAGGCCTTGCCCTTGGGGTTAACAGCAAACACCACCGGGCGCGCAGGCGTCTGCGCTTGGAATCGGTAGGTGTTGCGAAACACCCGGTACTCAAACTCGACCAAGAACTGCTCGTCGTCAGTTCCAATGGCGGTGTCAAAGATGCGGAAGGTATCGCGGTGCCAGTAGCGCAGGTCGGTCAGACCTGCACCTACGCCGGGAGCGCCAGCGACGGTGTAGTCGCCGACGTTGGGCACGATGCCAAAGCTAAAGTCTTCGCGCATGAAACCCCAGTCGTCGTTGGCGCCTTGGATCTCGAGCCACGCGGCGTTGATCCAGTCGACCAAGCGTTTGATCTCACCCACTTGGCCAGCGACAGTCAATGGCGGATTACCAGAGACGCCGCACTCTTGGCGCAGTTGTTGAACGAGCTGGAGGTAGTTCATGGTTTACACAGGGTTAGACAGCAGTTGCTTGAGCCAGTCACCACCCTGCTTGCCACGAGGATCATGGGTAATGCTGAATGGATAAGTCAGGCTCAAAACGTTTTCTTCGACGAAGCCCATCGAGCCGTCGGGGTTCATGATCTTTCGTTGACGAACGCGAGATTGCTTGGCTTGGGCCAGCACAGCAACGTGGTAGCGGCGCAGCTTGACGGTGTCACCACGAACCACCATGCGGTAGTCGCCGTTGACGTTGACCTCCAAGAAGGTAGCGTCGTTTTCGCTCATGGCTTCGTTGACAAACACTTCGACTTCGTCACGCATGAATACTTCGTTGTCGAGCTGGTCCGTGCCGATGATGCGATCGGTGTCAATCTCAATACCGTTGAGGGTCGCGCCCTTGGCCAATGCCGCGGTATCGACGGTCTCGACGTCGTTTTGAATGGCAACATCACCGGATGAAACGGTGCCTTTGCGCTCGTAGCTGTTTACTCGGGTCATAACAGGTCTCCAAAAGGGTTGAAAAGAATCGGGGCCACCCGAAGGTGACCCCTACTGACTTAGGCCGTCAGAGGCTCGCCGGGAATCGACGACAGGTTCAAGAACGTGGCGGTTACACCAGTAGCGTTCAAGGCAGTGGTGCCGGGCACGAAGGCCGTACCAGCAGTCACAGCAATGCGCATGGCGCCAACGCAGGCCTTGGCACGCTGGGTGCCAGGGAACTGCAAGGGGGCCACGCCAGCGGCCAACTCGGCTGTGTTGACGATCGCACCGGGCTCGATGCTGAAAGTGCCAGCGCCGTCCAAGTAGATGCCGTACAGACGAGTCGAGCCGCCTACTTCACCAGTGAAGCCACCGTTAGACTCAACAGCGTTTTGGCTATACACGGCGGGGCCGGTGTAGCTGATCGCGGCGTTGTTGGTGATGGCCTTCGACTTGAATTCACCATTGATGGTGTAAGTGATGGCAGCAGCGTTCTGGATGGTGCCGGCGTTAGAGCCAGCGGCCAGAGCGCCAGAGGTAAAGGCGAAGTTACCGCCTTGTGAGAGAGCGAGGTTGTCCATGATGGGATTCCTTCAAGATTAAGGGTTAAGCGTTCTCGAGCACAGTGACGCGGGCTTCGAGATCGGCGATGGCGGCAGTCTGAGCAGCGTTGACCTCAGCCAGTTGCGTGATAACGCGCAATAGTTGAAGACGGTCGCTGGTGCTCAAGCTGTTCATCGTGTTGATGTTTGCAATGGTGTCCATGTCATTTTCCTTTCAAACGAGGGGCCGAAGCCCCTCATTCAAATTAGGCCAAGCCAGAAGCGGCAACTTCGAGTCTCACCATCCAGTTTTCGTTTAAACGGACGGCGTTCTTGTAGAAGTTGGCACCCACGTAGCCAAACATGCCCATAGGGTTGGCGTGTGTCTTCTGCTTTGCAGGCAGGTAGATCGGATCGATCGCGCCCATGCCCTTGAGAGCCACTTGACCCCAAGCCTCTTGTGCAACCACCATCATGGGGTACACGTCAGCGTCGGTGCCGGTAGTGCCGCCGTTAGACAGGAAAGCACCAGCAGCGACCGTACCGCCTGCAGCCAGGAAGGGACGGAAGTAGGGGCTGGTCACGAAGCGGAACTGCTCAACAGCACCGATCTCGCGCTCATGCACAGGCTTCTGGGTACCGTACTCGACCACGGGAGTGAAGCCAGCGAGGTTGCGGACGTCAGCTTCCAAGTCGGTGTGGATGAACACCAGGTAAGCAGGGTGAATGGCGCTGGTACCAAAGTTGGGGCCAGCAGACAGCTTCTCTGTCACGCGCATGGCGTGGGCAGACTCGAGCTGACGAGCGGCTTGACGCAGCTTGTTCAGGCTCACAGCAGTGTTCACGGCAGTACGAGCGGTACCGTTAGCGAACACAACGTTGGTGCCACCGCGGACCACACCGTAAGAAATCAACTCTTCGATGGTGGCCATGTGCTCGCCAACCAGCTTGGTCATGTCGCCGGGGATGTCATCCTCGTACATCGACTCAGCTTTGCTGGAGATCTTCATCAGCACGCCGAACTGCTGCAGGGTGACCTGCACGTCTTGATACTGAATGGTGCGAGCGCTGGGCGTCACGCCTTCTTGCAACAGGTAGTTGCTGACGGTGACGTTGGGGGCGCCGTTGGTGCCGGCATCGATAGGCACAGCGCGACGGAACACGACTGTATCAGTCTTGTTCTGGGGCACTTGCCTCTGAGTACCGAAGGAGCTCAACACTTTGATGGGTTCGGCGTGCTTAAGCATTTCACGCTCGGCCATGATGAGGTTCCGGCTAGGAACCAGTGAGTAGGTTTGCATGATCAATTCCTTTTTTGTCGATCAAGTTCATCTAGGTAGCGCCAGTACTCCTCCGGCGTCATGTCCTCTACCGCCTTGCCTCGAGTATTCGAGCCAGAGCGGCCAGTAGGAATAGCCGCCGCAGCAGACAGTCGCTGCGTTCTTTGTGACGTTGCCGACTTCGCTGCGTCGCCGTGCAGATCCAGCAAGCGGATCGCATCTTGCGGGCTCTCGCTCGCCGCAAGCATCTGCACTTCACGCGGTTGGCGCTGAAGCCAACCTTGAAATTCGGGCGTCCTTACACGATCGAGCCAGCCCGGATGCCGCACTTCTACCTGGAGTTCAGACCTCATGCGATGGAATTCTTCAACGCCTATGCTCGGCTGTTGAGGTGCTTGGGGCTGCGCTTGCTGTTGCAGGCGTTGCTCCAAACCACTCAGCCGCTCGTTGAGCGCTGACTCCATTGCAGAAGCGAACTCGGGGTAGTCGCGCTTCAAAGACTCCATTGCCTCGGGGTTGGCTTGCGCATCGCGAATTTCCTTCGCGGTGGGTGCGTCGCCGCCCTTCGTTGCAACCTGTTGGGCCGCTTGAAGCTGTTGCTTCATTTGGCTGCCCAGGCCACCAATGTGTCCTTCAGCATTTCGCAATCGTTGCGTGACTTGAGACAACATGGTCTCGAGTCCAGCGATCTTGTCCCGAAGGTCCGGTTCACTCGCGGGCTCCTGTCCAGCTTCAGTATCTGCATCGGCCTTTGGGGCGGGTGCATCTTGCTGAGCTGCGGGTTGCTCGGTGCCAGTACCTTCTGACTCGTCACCTTCAGGCGGCTGCGCGTTGCCGGCCTCTTCAGCGTCGAGTTGGTCCCAGATTTTCTGTGCTTCGTCTTGCGGGTTGACTTGTTCCTGTAAGTTCATTTTGGTTTTGTCTCTCGAGTTTGGCCATTACTGGCCGGGGGAGTTAACGCTGAGTTCATCAGGGTCAACCAACGGACCCAGGCTGGCGTCATCCGCCAGGCTGAGTATTCTTTTCAGCTCTTTGATCCCCCCACGGACCAAGGCTGTCTGCTCGACTCCCAAGCTTGGGCTGTCGTTTAGCTGACGGAGCTCCTCGAGTCGTTCCTCAAGGGTCTGCGTCAACCGCTTCCACGCTTCGCTGCGGAAGTCTTCTGGTTTCATGCTCATAAAAGAAAAGCCACCCCATTGCTGGAGCGGCTTAAAAATGAAAAAGTCTGAATTGCCGGGGCGGCCTGCGAAGACACTGCCCCGGCACGAATACTATCAGCATTGAAATAGTTTTGCAAGCAGTTCATTAGATGCCCGCCCCGGTCTTGACCCGCAGGGCGGCTTCGGCGTTAAAGCGCTCGCGGTTGTCTTGGATCTTGAGCATCTCCAAACGCTCCTTGCGCTCGAGCTCCTCGCGGGTCATCTCGCCGTCCTGGGCCATCTTGGCGATCGTGATCTCGCGCTGCAGCTCGTTGTTCATCTGGTTCTGCGCAGAGTTGGAACGCTCGCGCTCAACGTTGTAGGCCAGGTTCTGGTGACGGAACTCGAGCTCTTGCTGGTTGCGCATCATCTCGAACTCGCGCTGGGCAGCGCGGTCTTCCATCTCCATCTGCTTGGATTGCATCTGCATCTCGGCAGCCATGATGCGTGGATCGGGCGGTGGACCCTGCTCGGCCATTGCGGCCTGCTCTTGCTCGACCTCGTCCTCGGTTTTCATAATCTCTTCAGGGTTGACCTTGAAGGCCTTGAGGATCGCCTTGAGCTCCTCGCGCTCTTTGAGGTGCGGGGTGTAACGCGGGTTGTTGGTGATGTTGGCCAAGTTGAGCAAGGCCTGGTTTTGGATGTCGCGCTCGATCAGTGCGGTAGAGCCGCGCGCGTCGATCTCGTAGTCGCCTTTGATGTCTGGGTCTGGATCGTTGGCCATCTTCCAGTCGTAGTAGCGGCCGATGTGCGGCTTGGTGATGTAGTCGTCGTACAACTTGACGCGCTGGCGCAGCACCGCATTGGCATTGTTATACAGCATGACCATGCCACCGACGGTCTCGGGCGCACTGCCCTGCTCACCGCCCATGATCTGCGGCATGCTCGACTCCATGTCGGCAAACTGCATGGCGGCCTGTGCGATCGACAGCAGCTCGTTTAAGTGCGAGTTGAACTCGAACACGCTGAAGGCTTGGCGCACGTCTTCGAGGTCGTCCTTGGCCAACCAGATCTTGTTGGGGGTGATCTCCCAGTTGTTGTTCTGCGGAACGACCACGCCCTTTTTCATGACGATCTGGCCACCCAGTGAGGTGCGGCCGTTGTCCATCACCTGACGCCACGCAGCATTGACCACGCGCTGCTGGTTCTCCAGCTCGTCAGGCAGGCCGTGGCCGTATGGGCTGTCATCGGCCTTGCGCCAGCACCATGCGTCGATGGGCAGCGTCTTGTCGGCCACCCACGACTCCATGGCGCCCACGATCTTGTCGTTGATGATTACCAGCACGCCAAAGCCGACATCGGTAAGCGGGTCACCGGTGCGCTCGCTCAAGAGCTGCATCTCTTCGGGCTCGATCTCGCCGTGGTAAGTCCACATCTCGTAGCTGTCGTCTTGCACGGTGTCGCGCATCACGCGGCCTTCTGAGACACGCACGCGCCTAGGTTCCATGCGCAAGACCTCGCGGATGCACTCTTCGTCGTAGCCGGGCAGGCCCACCAACTGGCGCAACTCCTTGCGGGTCACGTTGCGGCGAATGAAGAAGCCGCGGCCACGCTGGTGGTCGTTGCCGCACGAAGGATCAAAGTAAACGTCCCATGGGTCTAAGCTCTCCGAGGCCGGCACGATGGTCTCGTTGATCTGCATGACCTGCGAACCATCGGGGCTGGGCATCCAGATCTTGCTGGTCTGGCGGGCCGGAAACGGGCCGTAGATAATGCCGGTGCCCAAGCGCACAGCGTTGTCCACCACCTGGCGGCTTTCGCCGTTGTAGTTGCATTCGGTCAGGCTGTCGGCGATGGATCGCTCCATGCCCTCAGCGGCCTTCTTGGCGGCCTCGAGCACGTAATCGGCCTCGTCTCTGGCCGTCAGGCCAGTAGGCTCGCCGGTCATGGGGTCAACGGTCTGGCGCTCGTCGGTGGACATGTCGGCGATCTCGGGGATCGGCGTGGGCTTGATGCCCCAGTTGCGGTCGTCGACGGGCAGCAAAATCTCGCACATGCGGGCGATCGCCTGGTCCACCTTCGGGCGCACGATGTTGATCACCACGCGTGAGCGGTTGCCGTCTTGCACTTTGCGCTGGGGCGGGCCGTTGCGCAGCGTGTCCTCGAACATGCCAGCGCGCTTGTCCTCTTCGCCGAAGTACAGCTCAGAAGCTTTGCGCCAGCGGGTCTCAACGCCACACTGGTTGCGGTGCTGCACCCACTTGTCGCGCATCTTGGTAAAGTAGCCGTGCAGCTTCTCGACCTCTTGCTTTTGCATTTGCTCGTACTGCTCGGGCGTGTAGATGTCGTCACCGACCATCACGGCCATGTCTTGGGGGATTTGGTTTGGGTCCATGTTCATTCCTAGTATCCTGTCACGCTATCGAGAGCCTGCCACGCAACCTGCGCCTGCTCTGGTACTTCCCACTCGTCTTCATCGTCTGGCCATGGCAGCGACAGGCTGGGCTCTTCCAAGCGCGCCAAGCAGTCCATACCGTCGTCAAATCGGCCTACGGGGAACGTGGCGTACTCGACATCAATGAATTCTTGAATCAATTCATGGTCCGCTCCCTGCACGTCGGTGTAGTTTAGCGCTTGCGGGAACCACATGCGCCCGCCCTCGAACCATGGCAACAAGCGGCGGATGCGTGCGTTCTTCTCAACTGCACCGGCCACCTCGATGATCTTAAACCGGTATTGACGGTGCTCCATCTCGTTCTTGATGTGCGCAATGTCGCCCATCATGCCGTAGCGCTCGTAGCGCACCTGCATGGGCTTGTGCTTCTTGTGCAGGGCAAAGAGCTTGTCTGCACGCTGTGTGAGGCTCAAACGATCAATGATGCCGTCGACCAGGTAGGCGTTGCCGTCGGAGCCCAGGCCCACCACCCACATGACAGTGCGGTCGCTGCGCTTCTTCTTGCCGGCCTTGTTGCTGGGGTCTCCAGCAGGGTCGATCAAGATGACCTTGTTCATTTTCTTGGGCGCGTTGTTGAATCGGCTGATCCATGCACGCTTGAACTCGGCACCCTCTGCGGGCCTTGGCTCTTGCTGGTACAGCGAGATCCACGAACGTGGATCGGCTTGTGCCTGCTGGACCATGGCGTCGGTGAACCACTCTTGCCACAGACGGTCGCCCGGCTCGCGGCCCAGCGGGTCGTTCTCGACGGCGATCATCGGCAGCTTGATCACCTTCCAGCGCTGCGGCTCGCGCTCGAGCAGTCGGCCAGCCAAGTCGTCTTCGTGCCAGCGCGTCATGATCACCACGATGCGGCCACCGGGCTTGAGACGCGTCAGCAGGTCGTTAGTCCACCAGTCCCATGTCTTCTCACGCACGCGCTCGCTGTCGGCGTCCTCACGGCTTCGCACCGGGTCGTCGACCACAATCAGGTCGCCACGACGGCCAGTGACTGAGCCACCCACACCGACTGCGGTGTACTCACCGTTATGGTTGGTGCCCCAGCGGCCAGCAGCCGTGCTGTCAGGGGCCAGCGACACGTTGGGGAACAGAGCCTTGAACTCGACGTCGTCAACGCCATTACGCACACGGCGGCCAAAGCGCTCGGCCAGCTCAGCGGTGTGTGACGCAGCAATGATCGAGAGCTGTGGGTTGCGCCCGGCAAAGTACTCGGGAAAGTACACCGAGCCGTAGGTCGACTTGGCAGAGCCTGGGGGCATCATCACCAGCAAGCGGTCGCACTCGCCGGTCTCTACTTCGTTGAGCGCCTCGGTCAGCAGCTCGTGGTGCAACGCCAGCGTCATGTCTTCGGGCAGCCGGTAGCGGCAGTAGTCCGTGAACGAACCACGGGCCGCACGTCTGGCCAAGAGCTCGGTGGCAGCGTCGGCCGGCGTAATCACTTGGCCTGCTCCTGTGCGGCCGCTTTGGCGGCGATTTCGAGCAGTTGCTCGTCGGTCATGGCCAAGAGCTTGACCGGGCCACCGTTGGCGCCTGTCAGCTCGACCTTACTCTTATCGCCATAGGCCGCAGCGTTGAGCTTGGCGGCCACCTTGAGGTTGACGTCGATCGCCACCTTCAGGCCAGAGCTGTCGCCAATGGCAGCCGCAGTGCGGCCATAGTCCAGCGCAGCGTCGACCAGGTTGTGCGCACGCTCGATGCCGATCATGGTGTAGCGCTCGCTGGTCTCTTCGCTGTCCATCACAATCTGGCGCAGCTTCCAGCCTGCGATTTTGAAGTCCAGGCTGTCAGCAATGGCTTGAAAAGACTCGCCCCAGACGTAGCGGTCGAACACCTCGTCAGCCACGGCCATGACGTTGGCCTTTAACTCGGCCGCGGCATCGCGCTCTGGCTGGCGGTGCAAGGCCAGCGAGTCTTTGGGGTCACGAATCTTCTTCACCATTTCACCTTATTGGCCCAGTAGGCCGCAATTAATTTACCCTTGGCAATGTTCTGAGCCATGCTTGTTCCTCAGTTCATTTAATATTTTTCTGTCCTGTTGTATCAACACACTAACAGGAGTTGCGTCTTCCCCATACCCCAGATAACTGAACAACCACTCACATTCCCCGTGGTCCAACTCCTCAGCCATTCTCTCCAGCTCCTTGTCCTCAACATCCGTCAAGTACATCCGAGCCATGTAGTCCCCAAGAGGCAATACCTCCCCAGACCACTCAACAACATCAATCAAGCCATGGTGCCACGCAGAGTAACTCCACGGACACACAGGCTTGATCCGAGCAAAATACTCGCCCCAATCACTTCTTAGGGGGTTTCCTACCACGTCCACGTCCAGGCATGATGTACTCCTTAGTTACCACTTCACTTTATCCGACCAGTAAGCAGCACTCATACGACCCTTGTTTATGTTGCTTGCGTGCCGGGCCTTAAAAGACTCTCTGCGAGCCTTATCCCCTTTGCTCTCACTTTCCCTCTTCGGAGAGCCAGATACACCTTGTTGACCAAAGCGGATAAGCTTGACCTCGTCGCCAGACTTGGCCAGCACTGCATGGCTTTTGGTTTTGTGGCTGGGCGTCCGCTTGGGCTTGTTGTAGCCCGAGAACTCCATGCCGCGGCGAATGATGCCCATGGCTTACTTCTTTGCGGTCTTGGCCGCAGCCTTGAAGGCAGCGTTAGTCGGGGCACCCTTGGCACCAGGCTTGCGCATGCGCTCTTTGGAGCCCGCTGCAATGCGCTCACGCTTGGCGTTGATGTTTGCATACAGCCCCGGCTTGGCAGCACGTCCGATAATCCCGTCCATAGTCGCTCCTAAAGGGTGAACCCCACACATCAACTCTCCATGGGAGACGATCACTTCAAGCCTCTGCGGGGGTCCAAAAACAAAAACCGGCACGAGGCCGGTCGAATTTGGAGACACTGCTCCGGCGCAGATATTAGCATTGTGTATCGTCCTCGTCAATGTCGTCATCTAGGACCATATCCAGCTCAAGCTTTTCGAGTCCCAAGCGGGTGTGCTTGGCCAAGTATCGCAGCGAGGCCTGCACGGCCTCCTTGTACGTCTTCATGCCCCACTGCTTTTGCAGGTACAGCATGGCCGCGGCGGCGTCTGGATCGACGTAGAAGTTCACCACTCGACCGCCAAGCTTGGCCTTGTACTTGCGCAGTCGCTGCGCACCTGTCATGGCCTCGGGCTTGATCGAGCGAAAGCCGCGGCGGTGGTTAAGGCTCCTGTAGTTAATTTTGTCTAGGTCAATCATAGCTTCGCTGGCGGTGTCATCCGCCCCATGGTGATGTTCTTCTGCGCCCTCACGCGGGAATTGTCCCACGTCCAGCACTCACCGTCATCGTCGCCAAAGCATACCCACAGCAGGTTTTGCTCAGGCCCGTAGTCGATCACGAGGTGCGCAAGCGCAGAGCCTTTGGGTGTATCGAGTGGAATCGGTGGATTAAGTTGCAGGATCATGCGGCACCATCGCTTGCGTTAGGGTTTGAATCTCGCTGTCCCTAGCAATCAGCTTGCGGTACAGCTCCTTGTCCGTGCTCCACTCTTCACCGGTCCACCACTCAAAGCCCGGCAGTCGTGACTTGTAGTAGCACGCCTGCTCGTAGCCTGGCCCAATGTAGACGTGCGTGCAATACGACTGCTTAGCCAAATAGAACTCGACGTCTTGAGACAGGTAGCCTAGCCGCAGCTTCGGCTCGGCATAGTCCCAGCAGAATTGCATGCTCTCAAGCGCGGGGCTGTGCAGGCGCAGCAGCGTAAAACCAATGAGCACGCTGTCCTTGTAGAACATGATCGCCGACTTGTGGTCGCGGTCTACCTTGTCATACGTCTCTTGGATCGGTAGATGATCCGAGAAACCCTTGTGCGCTTTGTATATTTCGTACACGCGCACCAGCTCGTCTATGTCGGGGTCGCACTCATGCGTGAACTTCAGGCCCTCCGGCATCTTTGGGCTACCTAGATTGGCTGGCACACGCAGTCGTACATGTCGGGCTTGGTACATGCGGCGTGGCAAGTACCACTCGTCAACTGCCCATCCTTGCGCCATCATGTTGCTGATCTGACTGTCTTCGACTTCATACATCAAAGCGGGTGCGTGGATGAAATCACCCTCGGTGATCTTGCCGAGACCTTCGATATGATCAAATACTAATCGCATCAAATTCTCCTTAGCTCCAAAATCTCACCGCGAACTGTCTCGCACATGAGGGTGTTACCTTGCCAAAAAGCGCCAGTCTGCGGCCCATATATTTCTTGACAGAGCTTGTCGGCGTGGTTTGCTTTCACCACTCGCTCACTGAGCACGGCCTCTAGTGCGGCGTACATCACCACGGCCAGCATTAAGATAAAGGCATACATGAACGCCAGTTGTCCGTCACTCATCATAAAGTTCTCCTTCGTCAGTTCTTATCCACCTGTCCCAATGCAGGTACAGCCGTATGTCGTTGCCGAACAAGCCCATGCGCTTGCGGGCCACGCACAAATGATTCTCAACGTTGCGCGAGTTGATGTTTTCGAACGCGGCGACACGCTTAGTGCATCCGTGTTTGCAGTACAGCCGCAGCACGTAGCACTGGCGGGCAGTCAAGCCCCATGGGTTATCGGCCGCACGCTGGCGGTCGATCTGCGTTGGCGTCACCAAAGCATCCAAAGGTTAGCCAGGATGATGAACATAAAGCCGACAGCTACACCCGCAAGCAGTGCGGCGCCGATCATCAGCAGGATGCCGATGGTCTCTTTGTGTTCGAGAATCCACTTGGTCATGCAACCCCCATCACAGTCACCACCAGCCACACGACCAAGCCGATGGCCGCAGCAAGCCCAAAGATGATCAGCCAGGCCTCGAAGTCGCCGACCTTCTGATCGTCTTCGATCATGTCGATCGGCATGTCTGGTGGTGGTGGACCGCCAGCTTTGACGCGTCGTGTGGGTTTGTTCATGATGCGTCCCTCGCTTCGAGCATGGCATCGGCCATGTCATAAGCCCACCCCGCCACGTTTTCAGGGGTGTTGATTAGCTCTAATACGCTTGGATCATTCCAGTAAGCGTTCATCGCTTGGGCCGCAAAGTAGTCGCGCAGGGTCATGCCCTGAACATTCAGGTTGCTGGTGACTTGCGCAAGGCCGCCTGCTTGCGGAAACGCTGGCCCGCCTGTGTTTGTGTTGCTCATTTCACCTCTCCCGCAAAACGAGCTGCGCTCGATGTACAGCCGTGCATTGGTGCGCGGTGCGGCACTTGCTCGCCATGCACAACGCTTGGCGCGTTCAAGAAGTCTTGGCACCCTGGGCGCATCGTGGCACTGGCCCAGTTGACGCCATCGAACTTGCCAGCAGGAACAGGGCGCTCGCGCAGTGGTGTGGCGTTGCTGCCGTAGATGTAAGTGATAAACCGGCCTGCACGCTGCTCATGCACGCGATGCTGGGCTTTGAGTCGGCACATCACGCGGCGCGCTGCTTGCGGTGTGATGCCAAGCGCGGCGGCAAGGGTTGTCGCGTCCGTAGATCCGCGCTGTTTGAGTATCGCAATGGCCGCCTCGTCGACCTCGGCCAGCCTATCTTCCAAAGCTTTCATAATCGTCTCCTGAAAACAAAATGCAAAATCGCTCCATGATTATAAGCATTGTGATGTTTTAATCAAGCGTTTCATCGACAATCTTTTGCAACATCAACATGGCCTCGACCACGAGCTGTCTATCGTTGTCAGTCTTCGGTAAGTCTTTGCGACTCCAGGGTCGGATCTCTCGGGACAGTGCGCGCCAGTGATCGGGCTTGTGCTCGCGCAGCCACTCGACCGCCTCGGCCATGACCTTGACCTCAATCGTGCTGTAGCCCCCGACGTCTTCGGTCTCGCTCGAGATCCCCATGCCCTTGGCGAACATGGGCGAGACCGTAGGCAGCCCCAGCGGCGCCTGTGCGTCGTGCCAATCGCGCTCTGCCCACAAACCCAGCAGGTCGCGCACCCAGTCGGCCGGCGCAGTCATTGCAGCACCTCGATGGTGAGGAAGATCTTTCCCCCGGCTTCAGGCGCGGACCACTCGAAGCTCTCGGCCGTGAGCACCTTGTTCGAGTCGTCTGCCCAGAACCCGGCCTTTGTGAGCGCATCGGCCGCGGTCTTGCGCACATTGTCCAGGTCTCGAGCACGTCGGTCGGGTGGCGCAAGCAGCCAGGACGCCCTCAGAGGGCCTTTTAGGGTCTTGGTGTACCCAAGCCCTTGGCCAACGACGATCGCGGCCACAGCGGCCTCGTAGGCCTTCGCTTGGGCCGTCTTGTAGTGCCCGCCAGTTTTCGTGTGCTTGACCGCGTGGTTGCCTGTGACCGTCGGCCACGGAATCTCTAATTGGTAAATATGATGCAAGACCGTTAGTGAAACGTTCTTATCACTTCCATCATTCATTCCGAATCCTTTCAATCCCTTTGGGCTCCGTTTTCCTATCCGCCGCACCCA